GAAGTCGAGGCGCTCAAGCGCCAGTAAAGGAATAGCTATGCCGAGTACATATTCACCCGATTTGCGTATTGAGCTAATTGCTACCGGCGAACAGTCCGGTACGTGGGGTATAACTACTAACAGTAACCTTGGCACTGTCCTTGAAGATGCTATATCAGCCTTAGCGTCGGTTTCTGTAACAACCGCAAACCAAGCGCTGACTGCACAGAACGGCGCGGCTGACCAAGCAAGGTGTGCGGCCATTAGTCTAACTACAACCACGGCAGCAAACTTTGCCGTTTACGTACCGCCAGTAACTAAACTGTATGTGGTGACGAACCCATCAGGTTATACGGCGACCGTGTATTGCTCGACTTCTATTGGTAATACTACAGCAGCTGGTACAGGCGTAGCCATCCCCACCGGTAAAACAGTACTGCTCCGTGCAGATGGCACCAATGTGGTTGAGCAGCTAAACCATGTAGTGGGTAATTTTTCTGTTGGGGGCACGGCTTCTGCGACAGCACTCTCTGGTCCACTTACTGGGAATGTTACGGGTAATGTTACGGGTAATGTCACGGGTAATGTCACGGGCAATGTGGTAGGCAATTTGACAGGTAACGTAGCGGCAGGTGCAGGTACTATTGCGACAACTAACTTCACCATTACGGAAGTTGGCGGCGTATTATTTTTTAAAAACGGATCGACCAACATTGCCAAATTAGACGCATCAGGTAACTTTACTGCGCTTGGTGATGTAACTGCGTTTGGTTCGGTATAGGAGATATAGAAGATGGCGATTCCCGGCCCCGGCGTAGCTATATCAATGAACACGATTGCCGCCGAGTTTGGTGGTACGGTGCCTCATTCCCTCAGCGAATATTATCGTGGCGGTGGGCTAGTCCCAAACACACCTACTAATTCAGCAATCCCCACATCTGGGCAGATTGCTATGGGTAACTTTTATGGTTCAGCTAATCGAGTGCAGATTGCGCTTACGCTTGCCGCAAATACTTATAACTACGATGTATATACAAATCGTGGCCCGACATATGCGGCGGGCTCGTCAGATATTACAGTTACGGTAAACCCCGGTGTCATAGTAGGTAGCACAGCCAACCCTACCTACGCAATGTTGGTTCCATCCTCGTTTAACCCCGGTGATACAGTTACTATTGTTAATAACGGCGTAATTCAAGGCCGTGGAGGTAATGGGGGTAACGGATCACCAGCAGGCGGAGCGACACCCGGTGCTGGTGGTGGCAGCGCTCTCTATGTAAATCGACCCACAACGGTAACAAATAACGGGACTATTGCTGGCGGTGGCGGTGGCGGCGGTGGTGGTTTTGGTTCTGGCCCTATGCCCCCAGCAAAAAACCCTAACACAAGCGGGGGCGGCGGTGGTGGTGGAGGCGCTGGATTTAATGGTGGGACTGGTGGTTCTGGGGCGCTTTCAGGGGGGTCGGGTTCTCCGGGAACAAGTCCAGCAGGGGGTTCAGGTGGTGGCCCCGGTGGCCCTAGTGCATCTGGAGGTGGCCCCGGTGGGGGTAGAGGTGCAGCAGGTACTTCTATTCCAGGCGGTGGCAGTGGTGGTGGCGCTGGAAACTATATTGTTGGAAACCCGTTTGTTACTTGGCCTGCCACTGGTACCCGTCAAGGTGGCGTAGCTTAATAGGAGTTAATATGAATACGTTGTACATGAAGGTTCAAAGTTTTGAAGAGCAATCCCATTCACTGGTTGTTTCTTTTGCTTCTGATACTACAAAGTCACAAAACCCAGATGACTATCCATCTTATGCGTATCAGCCAATAAACATGTGGCCTGATGTTACGGACCCACAAGAAATCCTTAAGCGCATTGCTGTATCTGGGCTTTATCAAGTAGAGCAGCAAGTGCGTAACGAGGCATTTATTGGTGACGAAAATCGTATTAATTCCCTCAAAGCCCTTGTAAGCCAAACCGCGCAATATGCAATTAACGATTTAACTCCGCCGCAGCCCGCATCTACAGAAACTAACAACATTCAGGTGGTGTGATATGTTTACACAAAAACCTTATGCTGCTTTTGGTTATGTGCTTATTGAAAACACATATACTGCAAATGAAGTTGTTGAAGTAACAGTAAGTGACGCGTCAGCTGCGACCTTCTTTTGGACAAAGGGCCGATTCCAAAGCGTTAATAAATCTACTGGGCAAGCTGTGCCTGATTGGGTAGCTGGTACTTTTATTAAGCCAGACCAATACATCAAAGGTACTTTTGTTCAGACCCCAATAGGCGAAACTGTTGTGTGGTGCTACGACCCCAAACTTAATCGCCAATTTGAACCCAGCATGTCTAAGTTCGATGTGTCGGATACTCAGACCACATTGCTTACGCAGGGCACTAAATTATTTTTATGTGAAGGCACTATAGTTATTGACGGTAAACAAATTACTGCCCCGACGCAGGTCTATGTCAAAAACGGAGATAAAGAAGCATTGGCTCAAGGTCAGTGCTATGGAATTTTATTTGCATGAAATACGCAAAGCAAATTGTGTTCCCGATTTCAATCCCAGATACAAGAAAAGCAAATGTTGTTTTAGGTGAACACGGCAAAACAGCAACCTACGAAAAAGCGCGGGTTATACGGAAGTATTTCCCAAAGAAACATGTGGAAAGCGTTCGCATGTCTCTGCCAGAAAAATTGCGCCCGTTTTTAATCAGCGTAAATTTTGCCGAAATTAGACTTCTCGCCCCCCACTTTCACGTTAAAGAACAATGCGTAATTAACCACTATATCGCCACTAACGGCGAAGTTACAAAGTTTTATGAAGGGGATGTTGTAAAAGACGATTCGTATGTGTTCGACAACGGAAATGATTTTTACAATATTGACATAACCAAAGTTTATGAAGTAGAGAACTTTACAGCGAAGAACGGCGATACGTGGGTTTTATCTTCCCGCCAGCCGCACAGTGTTTCTTACAACGATGGGCGTCAAGGTTTACGGCAATACGACCCCCCTGATGACAGTTGTAGAGTTGTTGTGCAAATGTACATGGACGCTTCGTTTGACTATGTATCTTCTTTTTTTGAGGCGGTGTAAGTGAAAATACTGTACATACCAAAAATTTTACCGCTTGAGTTTTGTCATTTTTTTACGCATGTTCTTATGCGACATGGAGACATAGACCCTCGCGGTGATACCCAGATACCTAATGCGCTTTCCATTCTTGACCATGAATACATGTTTGAGACTTTGCATGAACGATTATGGCCCGCCATAGAAAAATCAACCGGTGAAGAGTTAATTCCAACCTATGCTTACGCAAGGCTTTACAGTAATGGCGCTATTCTTGAGCGACACACGGATAGGTCTGCCTGTGAAGTTAGTATAACAATCCAGCTTGGCCGGTCTCATCATTATGCGTGGCCTATTTATATGGGCGGACAACGGTTTGACCTAAGTGAGGGGGATGGTGTAATTTACCCCGGATGTGATGTGGATCATTGGCGAGATAAATGTGATGGTCCGGAAGGTTATTATTCAGGCCAAGTATTCTTGCATTTTGTACGAAAGAATGGCCCGTACGCGGCAGAAGTGGGCGATAGCACTACACGCAACATATTTTCTTACGGGAAAAACAGAACTTTTTTAATGGAGGCAAAGTGAAGGTATACGATGCCGGTGGGGGGAAATCCATTAAAGTTTTTGACGACTTGTTTGATTACAAGTACAGAACTGATGTATATAAATTTGCTGAAAATTCTTTGTTTCGGGTTGGTTGGTCAGACGGCCCTATTAATGAAAATTTAAAGCATCGTTTTTTACATTCTGAATACTCAAACGGGGACTTGCAAAGGCTTGGTTTTCTTGAAGCGTTAAAAAATACGTCCGTGTGGTTTGAAGTATCCAACTTGAGGTTGGTAAAAACAATTCTTAATTTGTCTGTTCCAAGTGACTGTAATTTTCAGCACTGCCACCAAGAACAGAAAATTGTTTTGTACTACGTAAATCTTGAATGGAACGATGGATATCACGGGGAGACTTTGTTTTACGATGATACGTTAAAAAATATTATTTTAGCTACGCCATATACTCCGGGCAGGGTTACGGTATTTGACGGGGCCATCCCTCATGCCATTCGCCCACAGTCTTATTTGTCACCGTATTTTCGTTACACCTTAGCTTTGGTGTTCGACAAATGATTATAATAATAGACGATGTTTTGGATGAGGCGCACCGACAAGCAGTAGTTGGGTTTTTTTCGCAAAGTGACGAAGCAAGAGCAATAAAGTGGGAACGTGGTGGGGTAGATAGCCTGCGGGGGAATACGTCTCCGATGGCTTTGCTCTTAATCCGAGCGTCTCAGTTCTTTGATTTGTCAGACATGGTAGGTAGTGAATACTGGGCGCATTATGGAACAAGGCCAGATTGGCATGTTGATAAAGACGAAAAGTTATTTGCCATGTCTGGAAATATTGAATGCCCAATTTGCAGCATTGTGTATTACGCTGATATTGATGTAATAGGCGGCAATTTTGTAACGGAGACAATATCTGTGCAACCAGTAACAAACAGAATGATTGTGTTTTCTCCCGGCATGGTGCATGGGGTAGAAAAGTACACTGGTACCCGACTTTCGGTAGCCGTTAATCCTTGGGTAAAAAAACCTTTGGGGCACATATGATATATCCAATTGCGCACCGCGCTACTCCCGGAGGGGATCATCTTGCGTATTGGGAAGGATTTCTTACACCAGATGATATTAATCTTATTCTTGCGCAGCCTGAATGGAATAACTTACAAGATGGGTGTATTGGAGGTGCTGGAGGGGCGTTTGAGGTTAATGGGTTAGTCCGCTCTACTAAGGTTGCATGGGTCGGCGCAAAGCCTGAACTACAACATATTTGGAACAAAATCTCGGGGGCTATGGCAGAAGTTAATAGTCGTTTTTTCCATTTTGACTTAACCGGTTTTTACGAACCAATGCAATTGGGGCTTTATACAGAGCAACAAAAAGATCATTACGATTGGCACACTGATGCGTCCCCCAAAGATAGGGGGGTACCAAGAAAACTGTCAATGGCAATGTTGCTTTCTGACCCTTCTGAGTTTGAAGGGGGTGAGTTTCAAATAAAAACTAGCACTGATGATGCGCAAACGTTGGAAACACTAAAAGGCAGAGCGTGGTTTTTTCCTTCTTACACATTGCACCGTGTAGCGCCAGTAACAAAAGGTATGCGGCGGTCTTTAGTATTGTGGGCTGGTGGCCCGGCGTTTCGTTGATGGAGGAATAAATTGATCCGTTAACGCTCCTAGCTGCTGCTAACGCTGCTGTTGCGGCAGTAAAGAAAGGATGCCAGTTATACAAGGACATCAAGGGGGCGGCGGGGGAAGTAAAAGACGTACTGGACGATCTGAAGACGCAGTTCGGCAAGATTCAAAACCCAACGAACGCGCAGAAAATTCAGTACAACGAAGAAGTGCAGCGGGTGCAGGAGATAGGCAAGGCCGACCCGAACGATGTGTTTATCCAGATTGGCAATGATCTGGGTGCGTTGATGGATGAGTACGACAAGATCGGCAAGGTGTTCTTGCAGCAAGAAGCAGAGGCACAGCAGGTTTACACAGGTACGGAGTCGATTGGCAAACGCGCACTAATGCGCGTCATAGTCCGGTCAAGGTTGGATGCGATGTTAGCTGAACTGCGCGAGACGATGGTCTACAAAGCGCCGCCTGAGTTGGGTGCGTTGTGGACAAAGTACGAAGCAATGTGGAAGCAGATTGTTGTTGAGCAGGACGAAGCACATAAGCGGGAAACTGCAAAGATGCAGATAGAGGCAGCGCGGCAACGCAGACTGGCAAGAAAAAGGAAAGAAGAAGCGGTATGGGTTGGAGCAATCCTTTTCGTCGTGGCGTGGTTCGCAGGACTCCTAGTCCTCCTCCGCCTGAGTCAGACGTACCGTGGGCATTACTTGTCGCCGTGGTGGTCTTGTGTTTTGTGCTAGTCATTGCGCTGCCTGTGATGGGGGTGATGTACATGGACATGAACAACGCGTTGTACCGTGCGGAGCAAGAGACGCGCAAGATGAAAGAATTACGATTGAAAATTCTACGAGAAATGAGGGGTGAAGAATGAATGACTGGATGACAACCAAGTGGCGTCCGATGATGGCGATCACTTACATGATTATTTGCCTGTGCG